CCTTCGGAAAATGCTTGGTCACCCAGCCCATAAAACAAAACTACAAGTGCGCTCATATCAACCATCCAGTGTTATCAAATTTTGCTTCTCTGGCGTTGTGAGATCGAGAATAATAAACTTCAATTTTTTTATCAGCTGCCAGATTGCCGGGGCGTAATCCAAGAAATTTAAAAACCTTTGGCATCATTTCTGGCATCTTCTCATAAGGAACAACCATATGGGCAATATCTTTGAGTTCCGCCTGTTCTTCCTTGAGGTGCAGGCCAAAATCACTTTTCCCGTATAGCCCAAACCCACGTTCTTTGACCTGTTCAAATTTTGACCGGTATTGTTCCGCTGGGTCGCGGGTAGAATAAATAATCTTGCTGTCAGGCCATATACTTTTAATTGCTGACAGAACACCCAGATCATGAACCTTAAAACCAACAGCCTTTGTTTTATTTTTCATATGGACATCAACCATTGCACCAAAACATTCCGTGACCAACTCACGCTGGAGATAATAATCTTTGTCCTCTTTGATCATACCAACAAATGATCGCAAAATTGCTGACAAAAATAAGCAATGCTCTCGCTCGTTCGCTCCAATATCAGGCGATGTATCAATCCAGGCTTTCAATATAGTGCTGCCAGTTCTCCCAATGGGTGAGTAAATAAAATAGGGTTGGGTGTTCATCTGGGTCTATTCCTATAAGTTTTTCTGGGAGGAAAGCAGTTTTAATGAATGGTCTTTCGCTTCCTTGAAAGTCTGTGAATTTCTCCACTCGGCAAACACACTCCGTAATTTCTCCCCCTGAAAGTTCAATATTGAGGGTGATGAGTCTATACGTTTCCGCTTGTGACATTTGTGGCACCTTAGACACGGTTCAAGTTGTGCTGCACATGAATGGGTCAATTCCCATAGCGGGCCCAAATAATCCCGGACCAATTGTTTGTCTGCGAGCACCGTTCCATCCGGTGTCGTAACGTATCTTTTGCGCCTTTTCAACAATTGGATAATCAAATTGTAGTATAATTCCCATGGCTCTGTATTAGATTCATCATCCGTTATATGTCCGTCGATCAGTTCATCATACCGACTATTGCACATCAGGCAATCAACAATTGCTGGCAGAATGGGGAGGGTGTGGCCAATCTTTTCATGTTGAACAGCACCGTAGCCAATATGCAGCCGCACTTTATATCCCAACGCAGACAAGGCCCTTTCTTGGGCGAAGACAAAAGGTGTTGCGATAGCCGGGGCTACATGAAGTGCCCCAGCTTCTACCCCTTGGTCAAGCCGAACTAACAGTTCATACAAGCCATCCGGGCCACCACTAAGCAATACTAAAGGGGCTGTAAGGAACCCATTCTTAAACAAGCTGCAAGACCCCATTCGAGGCATCAAAGTCAACCAACAAGCTTTCGCCATCGGCCAGTGTCAACGTCGAACCATAGTCATAGTAACCAATGAGGTTATCAGCTGCCGATGTGTCGTTGTAAATATAGATGTACCGGAAACCAGCTACCGACCCTCCACTTGCGGTCAGTGTAACGTCGGCCAACACCAGTTTATATGTGCCTGAAGTCTCCGTCGATGTACTGGTTGTGATCGCACGACTTGACAGATTGGTATAAGAAATCGGGGTCAGATCGGTCAATACATCCCACGATGCCGTATGGGCAGTATTGGTCAAAGCCAATACGAGTGAGTCAGTCTCAAGATCATGCAGCTTGTGAGCCAGACCCAAAACGAAACCTTCAATTTTTGTGAAAGCTACCATGTTATTTTACCTTTTGGTTATTATTCTACTTTTAGAATTACTGCGCCCATTGACCCTGTATTGACGTTCAATCCAAATGAGGTTGTTGTGTCAGCTAGTGCTGTGTCTGTTGGGTCATGGATGGCATAAATACGCTGCACTTCACGCGAACCGTAAGTGGTTGTGGACGTGCTTTTTGTTAGAGAGTCGGAGGAAGTTATTGTTGGGGCAACGCCTAAAATCGACTCACAGCCCATAAACAGTAGACCACCAACACCATCCAACCCAGAAGCGTCTAAACTCACACCAGAAACAATATCATCAACGTCAACGTCGGCCCTCCCACCATTATCCAGAATGGTGAGAGTGGTGATTGCTGCTGAAGGCTCAAATGCTGCGATATAGTTCGAGTCATCTCCAGGATTACCTGCGTAATAGGAAAAACTATTACTTGTGCTGGTTGCAATCTTATAAAATAGTGCGCCGTATGCTCTGCGCTTAGTGGGACTCTCACCACCACTATTATAAGTGTCTGTTGCTATTTGAAGTAGTGTCCACCCTGATGGCGTTGACTCACTTACTGCCGCTTCATTGATGTGGTAATAGGCACTCCACCCAATTAGAAGATCACCAACTGAACAGGTTATAGAGGCAGAACCCTCATAGGTATAATCTTCTGTAACGTAAGTAAGACTAATGCCTGCCTGATGATCAAGTGTAGCCGCCTGACCAGTTAGAGAGAGCGATGCCTGTGCGGCGGCCATGATCAATGATCTGGTGAATGTTGCACCTTGGCCAGTTTCAGCAAATGATGCTTGCGCGGCAATGGCTCGTAACGTTGTAAGGAGCGATGTCTCCTGGCCATTTAATGAATAGGATGCTTGGTCGACAGCAACAACATAAAATTTATCAAATCCAGCGGCTTGTCCGGACAGAGCAAAAGACGCCTGGTCGGCTACCATTATCTCCGATCGTACTCCTATTGCTCCATAACCAGTTAATGTAAATGATGCTTGCGTGGCTGTTAAAGCAAGCGCTCTAGGCAACGCCGATTCTTGGCCCGTTAAAGTGAATGAGCCTTGCTCGGCGGTCATTCCAAAACCGCCAATAAATGAAATACTTTGGCCGTTCAATTCAAACGATGCCTGTCCAGCAATCATTATTTCAGATCGTTTAAATAGCGCTAATTGGCCACTCAATGCATAGCTACCCTGTTCGGCAACTATCACTTCAGTCCGCTTACCAACTGCATTGTAACCGGATAAGGTAAATGACCCATAACCAGCATCCATCGTATAGGCAAAAATCAACCTTGCGGTCTGCCCATTTAGTGCAAAGTTTCCAACTTCAGCAATCAGCCCATTGAACAGTAAAAAATCAACATCGCCAAACGATGAGGTGTAGAAAGCAGTATGCATTAATTTGCTATAGGTGACTGCCCGATCTGTTATGAATATCTTCGGATCGTAGGTTACAGCACTCATGTTTGCTCACCGGTCCATGCGATAACAACCATGCCGACCCCGCCAGAGCGGGAATAACCGTTTCCGCTGCCATAATTTGTGCAGCCACCAGCCCCAGCCCCAATGCCTGGATATCCACTATATATATTTCCAGTATCATTTGCGCCGCCGCCAGTAGAACCGCAAAAGGCTCCGCCGTCTCCGCCGTTTTCATCAAATACACCAACCCCACCTAATTGATGAGCAACACCCAATACCCCATGATTGCAGCCTGGGAATCCTGCAAGGGTATAACTGGTTTCGTGAAGCCCGCCACCGGTCCCCGGAGTCATTGCTGATGCCGCTTGACCATTAGTACCATCACGCAAGATTCCGCAAGCGGCGCCGCCCCCGCCAGCCGTAGTTGCACCAGCGCCACCGGTCCCGCCAGCAAAATTATAATCCCCGCCTGAACCTGATCCGCCTGTTCCGCCTGCTCCTGTGTTGCTGCCACCATTACCGCCAGTTGCAGATAATGAAATTCCTGTACCAACAACGGTTGTAGACCCGCCTGCATTGCCGCTTGCATTAGTCCCGCCAAAAGTTCCGCCCGCGCCAATTGTTATTGTCAAAACGGTGCCAGCTGCGACGCTTAGTTCTTTTACGCAAGACCCACCAGCGCCACCGCCACCAAATGCCCAAACTAAAATTGTACAAGCGTATGGGGCGGTCCATGTTCCGGACGCTATAAAAGCTTCTGAATAAATATAAGCATTACCTCCTGAAGAAGCGACAGGGGGTAAATAACTGATAATTTTCCAATACCCAGCCGTGGAGTCATACTGAATTATATATGCAGTCGTTGCGGTCACTACCCGGCTGGCCGACAGCGCAACCCCAGCCTCATCTCTGATAGCTATTTCACTACCAAGATTAGTTGATGGAGAACCAGACGATTGTATCTGTAATGTCATTGCGCCATTTGATGTATTTGGCACGACCAATGTTGCCCGTGCCCCATGTGAAGGTGCGGTAAAACCATTTTCAACGGCAAGTGTTGCGGTTATTGCATTGGTTCCAGCAACATTTTCCAAAATACCAAGATCAAGACCAGACAACCAGTTAACGGTGTCGTCAATTTCCGTTAACGCCTGGGGGCCGGTTTTGCTGCCAGTATTTGAACTTAAAGCGCGATCAATTGTCATCCGAATTTCTCATTCATTTTGGTAACGATTTGGGGGGCTTCATCAACTAAAGTCAGCATGGACTCTTCATCGCCTTTGCGCTCAATCCCAACCACAAAACATCGGTTGGACGCATTGGTAATATTGGTAATTCCAACATGGGCACCGACAATATCAGTTGAAGGTAATGCCTCATCAAGACGTATTGTGCTATCTTCAACACCGATTATTGTCCGTTGGACAGTCCCTGTTGGTGTTGAAATAAATGCAATTGACCGCTCACCAATATTAAATAAATCAGATATTGGTGAATCTGGAGAGCCGCCGAGAAAGTCAGGGGACTGTTCAACAGGAACCAATTGATCAATAACAATATTGGTACTGTTTAAAACTTCCCTAATTCTTGCTCCATGTGATTTATCATCAAACAAGTCGGAGATAACGCTAACCAAATCTCCTATTTCGCAAACCACACCTTCAAGATAGGATGTGACATACCACTCCCGACGACGTTCGGTTCCTTGAAGTAAATCAAAATAAGCCCTCATACGAACAAGCGTCGGATTTGATATAGCTTTGTACGATACCGGCTCAAACGCCGGGGCGTCAGCGGCATTGTCGAGAGTTACCTCAATTTCATCATCGCGCCATCTATCATTCTCATTTTGGAATGAAGCACGAAAACCCGTAGGGCGCTCCGGACTGGCTATACTGAATCGTATATCTTTTGTATTGCGTGGAGAGAATGATTGAACAGGTATTTCTGTGGATCTGTCTTCGAAAAAATCAACTCCAAAGCTATCCGAAACGCGAAAACGCGCAAAGCCGGCCGTAGCCAACGCACTTAATGTTTCAAACTCACTGTCACCAGCAAATACACCAGAGCATTCATATCCTTTGTCAATACAATTCTGTCGCCAGGCAACAAATTGAGTATTGTTAATCAATGAGGTATTTAAGCCATTTTGTTTGCAAAAATCGAATAGAAATTGGCGGGCATGGCTGGCAGGGTTTTTACTCGAGGCCGTGCTTGTTGCCCAGGCTGACCCATTCCAGTCATCAATGTAGCGGTTAGCCAGCACGGTAACAGTTTTGAATGTTTGGCCCGAGGAAGTTAATGCAATTGCAGCTGTTCTAGGGAATTGAATTGGGGCAACATCAGCAATAGCCGTGGCCTGCACAACATTGACTGATACTGCATATGCCCCCTGGTCAAGAGGGATAACCCACTCATTGGATTCTTTTCTCCCCAAAAACATTGAAACTACATTTCCGCCATAGGTGTATGACGAAGTTAACGACGTGCTATCCACGACAAAACCGCGAATGATGCGCCATTCCAATTCTTCTTTTGGATAAATGCTTTCATCCAATTCAATTCTTATATCATGGCGTCTATCAACAACGTTCGCCACTTCCTGCAAACCTGACCCACCAACAAAATAATCATCGGCTTGCCATTGGTCGCCACTGGAACCATCGGATAGATCGTGCGCGGTTACTTCTGGAACGCGCTGCCAAAGTTCAGTTTGAAACTCACCACCGGTCGAAAACGCCCCAAATTGGTTATCCCAACGAATCCTTATTTCCAGTATTTTGGTTGAGACTGTGCGTCCAACAATGTGCATTTCAGGGTAGCTATTCCAATCATCAGCACCGCCGCCCTTGGATCTGCTTTGTAAGCGAATAGGTATTCTGATTGCTTGCGTCGTGCTACTGGTTTTATATGCGCCATCGATGCGCAACCTAATAACAATTTCTTCAAGCTTTTCGTGTGATGGTGTAGTGAATTGGACATACCTTGGCGCGGCATTGGCCGGCGTTACCTGGTCAGTTAAAACGTCCCCATCCAAAGAGAATGATGAAAGCGTTTCTGCAATTTCAATAGGGACCGTAATATTCGTGATACTGGAAGGAATACCGGATGCTTCGTGTCCATCTATAATTTCTGATGAAATCGATGGGAAATCAGAAATTGGCGATCCATCAATTTCAATATCTGTTAACGAATGATAACCATCCAATGCCAGAAGGCGCTGGACTGTTTGGATGCCATTGACAAGAAACACATGGGGCTGAATAACATCGGGCGGGGCAATACGACGATTAATAACAATCGGTAAATATGCCTTTTTTGCCAGAACATTTGACCCTGTGTTTACATCCTTGAATGTTTCTGAATCGTCTTCCGTCGAGCCAAACGATGAAAGCTTTGGTGTTTCCGGAGGAAACAATTTACTGACCAATAATGAGCCACCAACGGTTATTACTGCAGTTGCTGCATTAATGGCAAATGCTGAAGTAAATAACGACGAAGCGATCGGGCCGGCAATCGCGGCAATAGCAATCATCGCTATAACAGCAAAAATCTGATTATTATCACCACCATGGATAGAGTGGGTAAACATTACCGCATCATCACGTGTTGGGCGTATCAGGTGCCACTTGTCACGCGGAATAGGCTCCCACATCGTCTCACAGCCACGTATGAAAGCTTGGATGCCATCACATGAGCCGTGGTACTTAATGGCTATCTGCTCAATAGTTAAGCCCTTGTGGACAGGAAGGTGATGAACAGGGACAGGTAACCCGGCCGCCCGTAATTGAATTATCACTTTTTCAGACATTAATCATCCAATAGATACGGGTCGTCATTTATATAAAGTCTGAATATCGGCAATAGCTGGTAATTCGCCTGCGAACGAAACGGGATTCTATTGGTTGGTAAACGCACCCAATATTGACATCAGAATGAATAATCCCGCCGTTCCAGAATATTCCACAATGGGCAGATTCAATTCTTGTGCGATCGACAACCGTACTCATGATAACAAGGTCATCATTGATTGGCTCGTCAACAGAAACCCATTCCGATTTATTATTGAAACCTTCAAGCAAGCCTTCTGGTCCTGGAGGAATGTCACCGCGGGATTTTAATTCAATGTTAAATCGATCTTTGTACCAAGCCTCAACAATGAACCAACAATCACCACCGGTCCAACTTCGGCCGCCACGGACATATGGTACAGACTGAAGGCGCATTATTAATTCATTAATCATCGATTCCACCAAACCCCTGGGAAATATATTTTTGAAGTACGTCTGAATGGTACAGGCTCCGAAAGAGTTGCCCGGACACTTAAATCACCAGCGATCGTAATGCCGTCACCAGATGCGCCGGTTAAAACAAACAAATTCAAGGTGTCTATAAGAGCAACATCAGGGTCAGAAGTATCGACCAGTTTAATCCGGCAACCAATACGGTTTTTTGCATCATTGATGGCTTGCCCAACAACGCGGGATAAATTTGACATTTCCAATTTAACGCCTGGGTCTTCATCGCCGGAATTTGGCAGGGAAAAAGACATTTTTGTGCCGGTATAAATTGCCAGATTATGCACAAAATCCTCATTGTTGATTACTGCGCGGTTAACTACCGACCGTGTGTCTTCCTGAAATTCCAACAAAATAAGGTGCGCGTCTGTGATAGGGTCGCGATCGGCCTTATCACGCTGGGCAACGGTTACTGAAGGCATTAGATTTCCTCAAGGCTGATTGTTGAATCCCATACGCCTTTTGTATGGTCGGATAATTCCGGAATACCTTCAAAACGGACTTCATATGCAACACCAGTGACATCATGCGTCCAATTAAATTCCAAAACACCGCCATCGCTGGTTGTTTCAATAAAGGTGCGCAATATAGCTGCTTCGGCATTCGTCATTCTTATTTTGAATGAGAACATTTTCAAGGTGCGGGTGAACCGTTTACGCCGACGCGGTGCCCCAACTTGCGCCTCATCCGAAGCGTAAGCCGACACATAACCATCTTTAATAGAGCCAACCATGGCGCCGGGCAGGCCTGTCGGCCAATCAATTGATGCCATTATCGTTGCTTCTTCTTAGCTGTTGCGCCAAATTGGCCACCCATGGACTTATTCATTTTACCTTGGGAAATACCTTTGTTGACAGCGCCAATAACAAATTCGACAAACTCATCACCACCGGAACTATGTCTGGTTTCCTCAACGGGCCCACCTGATTCATTAATAATACTGACATAGGTACTCCCTGACCCGGAACCAGAATCCATACCGTTCAATCGGTTTACAGCATTTTGGCTTTGATCTTTGGTAAGGACAGTCTCATCATTTTCAAGAATCGCCGCAATCTCATTACTTTTCAGGCCACCACCACCATGATATTTAGGGGCATTATTGAAAACAGATGGGTTAACCACTTTGCTACCAGGCGCACGGCCACTACCCACCGTCCAGCCAGAGTGTGCAGTTGCTACTCGCATACCGGCCCACGGGTCAGATGATGGCATAGTTCCGCCAAGCATGGCTGAACGCAATGAACGCACCAATGGTTCAATGACCATTATTTGCACAACAAGGTTTTGGATCTTCCGCCCAAAATCAAGGAATGCATCACCAGCGCTTTTTGACCCATCAATGATACCAGTGAACATATCACCAAATCCTTGGGATAGGCCATCAGCCATTCTCACAAGGTTTTCATTGGCTGCAATTTTGTCTATTTCGCCTCTAAGCAAGGCAAATTGACTTGACGCTTCTCCACCGGTGCGGGCAGCCGTAATAAATTTTGTTATTTCAACTTCAGCCAATCCAAGCGATCGGGCTGATTGAATAACCTTCTCGTCAAATTCATCAAGGAATACATCGGCGCCAGAATTGCGTAACTTCTGCAGCCCTTCAATATACTTTTCTGTCTCTTTTTTGGATGACCGGTCAGCCTTACGGGCTAACTTCTCAGTAGCGGACAGCTTGCTTGAAACTTTTTTAGGTTTTGTCTTAGGGCTAATAAGGTGCCCATACATACGGGCGTCCATAGAATTGCTTAAATCTTTGCCTTCACGGATCGATTTTTCAAGTTCAGTTTTGATTTGTTTATGCAAATCCTGATTGAGCAATTCAACCTGGTCTATCGAGAGTTTAGGCTTAACCTCCACCTCAACTGCGTCAGCATCACCAAGTTTTTCAATCGATGCATTCAGCCCGTCTATTTTGCCTTTTGCAGATTCCGCGCTATTGCCGATATCCCTAATGTTTTCCGCCAACTCCAGGGATACAACTTTTTGTGCAGCCAATTTATTGAGTTTGGATTTAAAATCATCTACAGAAACCGACCCGTTAACAAACCCTTCAATTAATTTGCGAAGTTCCTCATTCTGAACCGCAAACCCTACATATTCTTCATTAGCAATATCCAAAAGTTGCTTTTTAAATTCTGCTAAATCACCTGTTGCCTGATCCAACCCACTCTTTAGGCTTATGAAATCCATTTTTTTACCGACATCTGCCAACGCAGCGGCAACCTCACGAATTTGCTTGGCAGACCCATCAGATTTATCGCCGGCCTTTTCTATTGCTTCGGCATAACGGTCAGATTGCTCTTTAGCCGCAGAAGCGTTTTTTGAAACCAACCACATAGCACCGCCTATGGCCAACAATGTAGCACCAATAGGACCACCAACGAATGCCATTGAAGCACTAAGCCCGCGCATTGCCAATGTTGCGGCCCCTGCGCGAATGGAGGTCGCCGCCATTGCAGTATTAAGCCCATTGCTGGCTGCTGTAGCCTGTCTTGCGGCCAATGCCTCTGCGCGCATTGATGCAGATAATTCTGCGCTTAATCGCTTTCTAGTCGATGCAGTAACCACACCAGCTTTTGCCATGTTGAAAGCCGCTACCGCACTTTTTCTGCGCGCGGCTGCGGCAGCGAGTTCTACCTGTGTATTTTCAACCGTTGCGGCAGCCATTGCCCTTGTCTCAACTCGGTACTCTTTGGCAGCAACCCCAGCTTTAACTAAACTATTAGTAAGACCGCTTATCCCCCGGGCGCCCATTAAACCAGCAACAGCTATACCCAAATTACCAAGGCTATCACCAACAGTATCCATATTTGACGCGATGGCATTGATAGCAACAACAGTCGCTCGGGATGATGTCGCGGCCGTTTCACTGGTGCCAATGTATTTCAACATAGCAT